AATAGTTATTACTTTGCAATATAACCTTTGTTCCTTTAGGAACTCTGTCTAACCAAGTTTTATATTGTGTAGGTGTAACGTGTTCGCAACTTGTGTTAATAACAAAATACGGATCAGTTGTGTACTCGTACTTGCACATATCTTCTGTTACTGCTTTAAAACGTCCTGCCATCTCTTGACGCTTGTTAACTGTTGATGCAATTTTTTCACAGGCGGGGTCAATATCGATACTAGTAATATGTTTAGTTCCTAGGTCACTGTTAAACATCATACTAGCAAGTATACCATTCCAGCCTCCAAAGATAACTATATCAGCGTTAGCAATATGGGCTCTGTTTTCCATTTTTTCAATTAGCCAAGACTTGGATTGGAGTTGGCCTCCCCATAAACTTTCTAAGGTACGATCTCTGTCTGCACTATTGCGAATAGCATCTGCCCAAAACTTTATGTCTTGAATATCAATCTTCATCGTTTTCCTTGTAATTTTAAATTAAGCGAAAAGTTCTCTACTAATAGTTTAGTCACAGTTGCCATCATTATCTCAGGCTCTGGCGTTCTTTGATGTATTTCCAATACGTAACTAGCCATTAATAAAAACGCTTGTTCTTCATTAATATTAAGTTCGCCCCAATCTATAGGGTCAATACTTTCAGACTCCATTGCTAGTGTTGCTAGGTCTTTGATGCTTAAATTAGTCATGCTACTACCTTTGGTATTTTACTATCTGCACTACTTACACATGTAGCAGTTACACATTTAGATGGTGTCTTAAACAGCGTAAAACCGTCTTGTAGCGTACCTAGTGGTTCATCGCTACAACTATATGCTCTCTTAACTTCATTGCCACGTATGATACAACTCTGATAGCCTGCATTGCAGTTCCATCCTTCAAATTTATTAAACCCGTATGCATTTAATCGCTCTGCTTGATCTATAAAATACGTAGAGCCACTAACATCAGTCAATCTAATTTGATAAACTTCTTCTCCGTTCCATTCTTGCGGGAACCCTTTTTGCATTTTTTCGATTTGGTCGGTAGTATATCCATCGATGATAAACGAGGCGGTAGGATCAGATTGGGGTTTGAGAGTAACATTAATGCCTCTGGTGGCAAATCGTTGTAAGCGTTCGTAAAGTTCTTCAAACATTTCAGGAACCATAACTTGATTGATCGTAACATATACTCCACCTTTCATTAATTGTAAACACTTGTCACCAAACTCTTGCTCTTTAGCAAACTCTGCATGGTAACTTGCTGTAATACTTCTACGTTGTAGACTACTTGTAGTTTCTAACCATTTGTTCCACCATTTGCTTCCTGGACTTAGGTTAGTTGTCATGTGTACGCTTTGATACTTAGCATCTGCATCGTCGGCGTAATATGCTACTAGCTCGCTAAACAATTTGTAAGCAGTTGGCTCGCCACCACTAAAACTAAAATGAAACTCTGTAAATCCGTTTGCTCTTGCTTGGCGTTTTATTTCGTCAATGGTATTTGTATAAAGTTCAAATGCTTGATGATCAGGTTTATTAGAATTAGCGTACGGCCAGCAGTAACTACAACTGTAATTACAGAAGCGACCAAGAATCCAACTAACATTAAACAACGGTTTGTCTAACATTGTTTGTTGGCCAAATGATGCTATTTCTTTAAATGGTATCATTATCGAATTGTTCCTTGAGCCAATCAAAATTATTTATTAAGTTAAGATCACTGCTACTGCTATTACCAAAACGCATGCCAGCCATAGCACCTCGTAACGCATCTCCGCTATGTACTCCTTCAGCATAAGTAGTCCAAGTTTTAAGTCTATCATTTGTTTCTTCCTCCAGTTGTCCTTGTATTGTTTTACTTGCCAACTTAGCACATTCTCTAAACGCACCGCGCCACGTACTAAGTGGATCTGTATTAAATGCCGTAACATTACTAACTTCTGTCATTGCTTTAAATTTATCACTAATACTAGTTGTCATATCTGTTACATTTGTATCCATCTTTAGTGTAAGCATACGTGGTAACAGTTTAACTCCGCCATATCCGTATTCTAATCCGTTAACAGGGTTCTTAGCTCTCCATACATGCACACACTCTAGGTCGTAGCTACTAACTTCGTGATCAAATTTAAACTCGTCAACTATTTGTGCATCGCCATCAACTACCCAAAACATTTTTGTAAAGCATTTCTTTGCTCCTGCAATGTGTGCTTGATGTATTCCTTTAACATCTTTAACACGCTTTGCCATTGGATACTGTTGTTTAAGTTTATCCCAATTACTATCAGCGTTTGCTTCTCCGTAACTTATAAAAACAATATCATACATGCGGTGCTATCTCGTTAGCTAGTTCCTCTTGTATTGTTCTATCTGCATGACAGTTATCCGGGAACCTATCGCTTTTTGTCATAATATTAATCACGTCTTCGTATTCATCTACTATACGTTTAAATTCTGTTTCTTCACTTTCTTCCGGTAGGTTAGGAATATTAAGTTCTGGTCTTTGCCTAGCGAACATACGCAAACTTTCTGCGGCATTTTCTGTTAGGTCTGGTCTACGTCTACGTACATTTTCTGCTGTACCCCAACTACTAATTAATGGTACAGGTCTTCCAAGTATTTTATCCATCCAATCACGGTGTACATATTTTATAAAAGTATACTTGCTAATATCTTTAGGCAGTTTGCCCCAACCTTCAATTACTAACCAAGGTATACCTGTTTGCTCGTAAATTGCTTGTGCGCCGTCTAATGCTATTGTAAGTAGTTCGTCACTTATCTCTTTAATGCTTGTAGCATTTTTAACTTTAGCTTCACTTGCATCATAATACTTTTGTAAGTCATACAGTCCTGCTTCGTCTGGCCATAGACTTCTTTTCAAATCTCTGCAAGGTTCAGTGAGCATCCATATAATTAAATTAGGTTTATAAAATACAGGACTAGTAAAACAAGGTGCAAGTCCTAGTGCTTCTTCTACTTTAAAAATTGCTTCAAAGTTACCTGATCCACCAAATGCATAGTTAGCAGTAGCGTGGCCCATTAGATCTAAGTTATAACCAAAGCCTGGCCATACAACTTGAAAAGGCTTAGGTGCAGACCCTTCTAAGTATTTGTCTTTGTTCCACGGCTCAAACAGTTCTGGGTGTTTAGGGTTAGCACAAGCAGGCCCTGGAATAATAGTACCCCATTCACCTAGTGCATTACTATCACCTACAATTAATATTTTTTTCATCGTGTGTTTCCATAATGGAATACTTCAAATTTATCTGACTTAAAGTCTCTCCAAGGATCAACTACAACACTTCCTTCTGAGAGATAACAATAAAGTTCCGGGTGTGCTAATAGTGCTACAGCCGTAAACGGACCTTTTTGTGGACTAGCCATTGGATCAACTTCAATACAATGATATCCTGCTTCTTTACAATAATGTCCTACTAACAAACTATAACTTCCGTCAGTATAAGGTACTCCTGGTTTATATGCAATGCCGTTTAACAAAATTGGTAAGTTTCGCTTCTCTGCAATCTTAACCAAATAGTTTGCCATGTTCTTAGCCTGCACTTCTCTTGCATTCATTATAGCATCAAATATGTCATATTGCAAGCCTAAATTTTGAGCCATGTATCGTAACGCAATATTATCACGTGGGTGACATGCACCGCCATCTCCCATTCCTGCTTTCATATAACTAGGACCCATTATACGTTGATCGCTCTTAGCAAGTGCAGTAGTTACTACATCGACATTAATATGTCCTTGCTTCTCTGCTACATCTTGAATCATGTTAACTAATCCAATTTTTGCACTAATAAATGTGTTATAAAATACTTTGATACATTCACACTCGTCCCATGTACCAATTTCATAACGTGGATTGTTTTCCATTATAGTTTTATAAAATTCAACAAGCTGTTTTGCATCACCTGTTTCGCTACCATCGTCTGTGCCGATCATAATCATTTCAGGATTGACCATATCCCATGCAACTGTACCCATTGCAATTAAATACGGATTGTAAACAAATCTAGTATTAGTTACTAGTGGTGCAAATTCTCTACGTACTGTGCCTGGTAATACTGTACTAATTAATACAAGTAATTGACCTGTGTTCATCCACGCATTTGCTTCACGTATGCAATCAATCACAATGTCGTACCCAAAGTCTTTAGGTTCTAAATGAGCTGTGGGTGCTTTACCATCATAGTCAGGGTGATGCGGAGTGGGTACTGCAATAAACACAATATCTCTATTTTGGACTGCTTCTTGTATAGTAGGACAAACTGTTACATTATCATTAACTGTTTCAACAATATCATAACCTGTTACGTCATGTCCTTTAATTGCAACAACTTCTGCACAAGGTAATCCTAATTTTCCTAATCCAATAAATCCAATCTTCACTCTGTTCTCCAATCATTATATGCGTACATAAATATAGTAGTATTTATGGAAAGTATACCTTATGAAGTTAATTAAAGACTCTATCATCTTTAACGAATTTATTCAACAGCCAAAAACTACGCTGTCGATTGAAAAGTTAAAAGATCAATTAGTACTAAGTCAAGAAGGTTTTGATGATGTGTCTATTGTACATGCGTTAATCAGTTATCCCAAATGGCAGAAAGATGTTAATCTTTTTCAGTTTGTTAAACATCGAGCTCAGTCGCAATTAAGAAAAGATCCAAAATGTTTTTTCTTTTTTGATGCTAGTACCGAAGGCTTTAGCACAATACACGATGCCCCGTTCTTTGATGTACTATATTATAGCTGTAAACAAGCAAGAATAGATCCTGAAAAGATTATTTTCTTTAGTTCAAACATGTACGACAACGATAACATCATACGTTATAATATGGAACACAAGATTGAACACTCAATTAAAGTTGTTACATTTAATAATTTTGAAAGTATGATATTTGGAATAGCAGGTGCTACGAAGCCTGGTGATGCTATTGGACAACAAATTGAAAAGAAACCTGTTGAAGTTATTTTGCAAGAACGACTAGAACATGAAATAGCACAAACAAAAAAACGTTACACAGGTAAATCATTTTTAAGCCTAAGTCGTGTTAACAGACCGCATCGGACGTTAAGTGCATTTGAAATTTTTCATAGTAACTTATACGATCACGGATTAGTAAGTCATAACAGATTTGATAAAAAAACTATCAAGCATATGGAAAGTTATCAGTTACCGGTAGGTTCACCCATTAGTCGATCTGATTTAAAAACTTGGAACAAAACTATTCTCCCCCTTACAGTTGATACAGATGATTTTGTAACTAATCATGCTATGAGTCTAAACAGCTACTTGCATCAGCAAACATTATTTCAAGTTGTAAACGAAACATTTGCAGAAAACTGGAACGGTACTAGTTTGTTCTGGAGCGAAAAAACATTTAGAAGCATATACCATTTACAACCATTTGTTATATTTGGTCAGCATCAGTGTAATCAAAAATTACAAGACTACGGCTATAAACTATATGATGGAATATTTGATTATAGCTTTGATGATGAAAGAGATACATACAAGCGTTGGGTTAAACTTAAAGCACAAATAGTTAAACAAGTAAACCACTTACAACAGT